GTGGCAACGTAAGTTCCACGAATCGAAAGCCCGAATAAAAGTTGTATGGGCTGGACGTCGTGCCGGTAAAGGACGAGCAGTTCTTACCGAACTTATGCGAGCAATCACCGCTGCGTCCCAAACGCCGTTTCTTGCAACAAAAGAAATTGCAGAAGCATCGGGACTCAAAGTCGGAGAAGATCTTACCCACACCCTCGAACCAGCTATCCACGTTTGGGTTGTCGCTCCTAACTTTGCACAATCCCGCCAGGCATGGAACGAACTAAAACAATTCATGCCTCAAGACCTTGTTGTACGAAGAAAGCAATCTCAAGGCGGAGGTAGAGGCGACGGTTGGAAAGAAGACGAGCGTTCTGTATGGCTGCACCTCAAGTCACCTAATCTGGCGCGCCGAGAGTGCTACATCGAAATAAAATCTGCCGACGACCCGGAATCTCTACAGACAGCAGGCCCAGACTTTATCTGGGTTACCGAATCTCAAGACATCAAAGAAGCTGCGTGGAACAAACTACGACCAATGCTCAACTCATCAGGACGATTGGGTAGAGGTTGTGTCGAAGGAATCCCACCATTCACACGCAACCACTGGTTCTCAAAGCTGTTCAACTGGGCAAACGAAAAACCGACCGAAGATTACGAGGCTTTTAGAGCCACAACATTCGACAACGTGTTCCTGTCGGAAAAACAAAAGCAGTCAATCTACGACGAAAAGGCAACAATGCCCGAACCCGTATGGGAACGCATGTACCTCGCCAAACAACCAGACGGCGGAGGCGGGTTCTTTAGACCCAGCAAGATCGAAGAAGCTGCTATCGCTGTAGAAATGCTTGCCCCAGATCCGTCAGAACGCTACGTTGCAGGACTAGACTTGGGTAAAAAGCAGGACTACACGGTTTTCGTAGTAAAAAACGCTAAGACACGAGAATCCGTACACGCTCTCGAAATGTCAGGTAACGACTGGGTTAGCCAGATAGAAACTATCTCCAGCGAAGTCAACAGATGGAACGTCGGAGATATGCGAGTTGACTCCACAGGACTCGGAGATGTTGTTTTCGATCACCTGCTAAGTACGGGTATGCCCGTTCAACCGTTCAAATTTAGCGCACAAAGCAAGTACCAACTGTTCCAGAACTATTACATTGCGCTGGAAAACGGAACGGTGCGTTTCCCAGCATCTTGGTCAACACTAATTCGGCAGTTAGAAGATATTTCAATCCGTCCCGGCAACGGAGGAAGTTATATTTTTTACAACGAAACAAACGAGCATGACGACTGGGTTGACGCAGAATTACTTGCATTGATGGCGTGTGACCCACCAGGTTACGAAAACGGGGACTTTGAATTTCTCCGTTCAATTCGTAGAATGAATCCCATTCGACCACAACCAGCGTATAGACCTACCAGGTTCATGCAGGCTTACCGAGCGCAAAAAGCTAAGGCTAAGATGCAGCTTTATGGGGAAGAGGCAGAACTCGTAGAGACAAAATAAATGGTTCTACAGTTTTCTAGCGAATCGTCCGAAATCATAAATGTTGAGGCATCCAACCCACTGGATGAGCCTGAACTGTCGTTGTTCTGGATTGCAGAGAAATCTGCTACAGGAAACGAAATCTTCCGCAACTTCAAAAATCAATGCAAGATGCTGGACGATTTTTTCCTGAACGACTTCGACTTTAGTGTTCCAGAGAACGGAACCATGATTCGGCTGGGTACTGCTCAGTCTGTAATCAACACTCTCGTAGCGCACGTTAGCCCACAGTTCCTAGATATCTCAGTCCCACCGCCCGGCCCTCGAGGTCAGGCTCGCGCCGAAAACATGGAGAAGTTCCTGACTGGCGCACACCACATGATTGAGCATCGCTCTCCGGTGTACAGGGAACTTACCAAACATGCAGGGTTGTACGGCATTGCATGGGAGAAGTTGGAGTTTATCGCCAACGAGTGGAGTGACTTCCCTGAACCTCCACCGCACATGGAAGAAGACGAGACATATCGTGAACGTGTGCAGGAGGTTATCGAGAAGAGATCTATCACTTGGCCTATCAAGTCAATTGCCGTAAATCCGCAGAACTTGGTATGGGACATGAACAACGGTACTCAGCCTCGCTGGGTTATCTACGAGTACCAGGTAGACGCAGAGTGGGTTCAGGCTCACTTCCCTGAGTGGGGCAAGTACACCAAAGGCTTCGTTAAGTTCCAAGAAGTCTGGACTGCATCGCAAGTAGCGTATGTTGCCAACAACGAATGGGTAATGCAGCCACGCCGTCACGGATACGGCAGACTTCCGTGGATTATGTACTGGCCTCAGATGGGGCTGGATACAGGATCGTCAGAACCAGAGAAGCTCTACATGGGATTGCTCAACGGTTCTATCGAAATGATCCGAGCGCAGAGCCAGCTTGCATCTCACTACATCGACATTGTCGGTAAATCTGCATGGCCTACTCTTGAATTCACCGGTCCTCCCGGTATTACCGAAGAAGTTCAGGCAGCATGGGATGACACTCCCGGCTCAAAGAACATCAAGCCACCACAGGTGCAAGTCGGAGTCGGTCAGACTCCTCGACCTCCTGCAGAGATCGGCATTGCAAAACAGTTCCTCGACGAAGCTATCGAGGCAAACACTGTCCCTGCCGTAGCACGAGGTCAGCGTCCTACAGGGGCAGCATCTGGATACCACACCGCCGTTCTTGCAGGTATTGCCTCGCTAAACTTTGGCGCAGTCAAAGAAGCGATGGAACGTGGACTGCAAGACAAGGGCGAAATTATTCTTCGCATTGTTGAACTTGTTATCGACGATAAAGTCACTGTGTTCGGCAAGACCGAAGCAGGTGTGCTTGATGCAGCAATCAAGCCGTCAGATATCAAGGGTCACTATGTAAACATTGTTCGGATCAACTCTGTCAGCCCAGAAGAACAAGAGCGCAGGTTGAACCTGTGGGCTAACCTCTGGCGAGCAGGATATGTTGATCTCGATACCGCACTACGCAAGGGAGGAGTTAGCAACCCTCTCGAAGTGCGCGCTAAAATACTTGAGGAACAGTTCTTGAATTCGCCTGGAATCCAAGAGCAGTTGCAGGCAGCTGCAGCAAGTCGCATACCTACGATTCAAAACATTATCGAAGCAGCAGGGCAAAGTTCTTCTCCGCAAATTCCCACTCCTGAACAGACTGCTTTGAATATTTTGAATACGCAGGGTGCGATGCAGCTGCCGAACGCAGGTAACTTCCAACCCGGCAACCAGATGGGGACTCGTCCTCAGGCTCCCGGTACAGGAATACCTACAACAACAAGACCGGTAATGCCCGGTTCGATAGATGAGATGCGTCAAACTGCAGCAGCAATAGCAGGCCCTCGATCAGGAAATGTTCGAGTGCCGACTGCAGACATCTCACCTGGGGCGAGGGGATAGCTATGGCTAAAAGCACTCACCCGTTGGAAATGGCGTTTAGTAAGTTCGACGATACGGCAGAGCGATATCTGCGTCAGGTCGAGAACTCGTTCAAGTCGATAGACAAGATCCCAGACGTCAAACAGCCAAAGAAACGAAAGCCAAAGCCGAACATCTACACTCAGATGCAAACCCCGTTTAGGAGCCTGTAATGGCAAAGTACATTCTTCAAATACCTGCTAACTATGCAGCGCGTGTCGGTGGCAATCGGCAGGTAAGTATTGAAGCCTCATCTCCATCAGAAGCTAAAACAAAAGTTGTACAGGCAGGGATTCCTGCTGCCATTTTAGGGACTCCGGTTGAAATAAAAGGGCAGATTACATCTGGTTCACTACCCCCTGATGTTTCTCAATACGCACTTCCAACTTCCGGCTCTGAGCGAAGTGCTGTCCTAAGGGATGACAGAATAGTTGGGGTAAACAACCCCACTTTCTATTCAAGGTTGTTAGCAGGGGAAGATGTTGGAGGAGAAATTGTTTCAAGCAATCCGTTTGCTCCTAATATAAATCCAACCCCAACACTAGCTCAAATTCAAGCTGCAATTCCATTTACTACTGGGACTCCGGGCGATCCGTTTTATCAACCCCCAAGCTATCAGCCAATGACAACGGCTGACTTTGCTCAAATTAGAGCCAATCAAATTGACCAAGAACTTTTAAACCTTGATGCTGCTGAAATAGCAAACATAGAAGCAGCTGTAAGAAGGCAATTGGCAGATAGAAACGCTCAGGAATTAATAAACGCTACTGCAGTATCTAACTTCAATAACGAAGAAGGCTCAATTGCTGGGGGATTATTTAGAGACCCAGAAGACCCAGAAGTCACAGAGACTGGTGATGGTATTCCAGCCAACCTCCCTGAGTTTTGG